CGAATTCCGGACATCTCCTTTCGGGGGCGAGCGTCACCGTGCCCCTCATGGAGGCAACTGTGCCTCTAATCGGTGACCCACTGAGAAAATTTTCTTTCTACGTGGCTAAACAATGCAACTTTATAATAACACAAATTTAATGCTTAATCTTAACACCAAAGATTTGAACATATGTTTGGAAAGTGGCACACTTCAAACATTGCATAGTTGCTAGGGGTGAAGTCCCTTTAAGGGGTTGCAGAGGATCTTTCCTCTTTATGAGCGGCTAGGAGTATCTTCTTGATATTATGTGGTCGTGCAACTCACTTCCCAGATGTATGACGGTGTACTAAGCGATTGGAACTAGTCATAACCTCTTTGAATTTTGGTATTGCGAGTCTAGCAGGGGGATATTTACCGCTAAAGGGTGACACACTCGTGAGGGTGGCCTTTGGTGTGTGTATATTTATTCCGCCCATCTTGCATGGGGTGCTAAAATTCTAATGCTGTGAAATAACCATTTTCTGAATACATTCTCTACATTTGGAGTCAAATATGAGGAATGCCACTCAGGTACCCTTGACATGATCTTGGATCTGAGAGTGGGCTAATTATCTAATTATTTGGCGACTTTCTAAAATCTTCTGTTTTTAGTGGTGACAATTTATGGTTATAAAATGGGTGCGAACATCACGAAGATATACGGCAACAATGATGTTGTTACTGCCAACCTAGGTGCTAATGGTTGGAGAGCCGCTGTTCCCGTGGCGGTGGACGGTGAAGTAAATGCGAATGGAACTGATATGTCTAGCCCAGCTCCTATCCCTGGAATGGCAATACCAACTGGATCAGGAGTTGAGTCAATGAAATCTGCAAAGGGTGCTGGTAAACCACGACCTACAAACTTTAAACCAACTACATCGACCTCGCGGACCCCCAAAGCCCAAACCATAACTACCGTAAATGGGAAACCTAGTGTTGGCACAGCGATTCTCGGACATATAAAGGAAGCTGCTTCTAAATCCTGGGGCAGCATTATGGATGTAACAGACCCATTATTAGATGATCCGAACCAGGAAGAAGGCTACTCACAGAGTGATAGGGTTTCAAATACAACTAGTGGAACAACAATAATTCAAACACAAGATTCTATACCAATACGAACCGCTTATATGGGTGGCTCCTATGGCCCCACTCCCTCAATGGATGTACCTACACAACCCGGACCCGCTGTTGAAAGATTCAATAATATATTTTCAGGGGAGTGGAAATCTTCGGATCAACAATGGACGGTTCTCTTGAAAACTGGAATCATGCAAGCCCTTACATCTGAAAATGAACAACCTGGTGTTAATAATTCTACTGTCTTTGTTAGGACTTTGACTAATCATGTTTTGTGGCGTACTGCATATGATGTGCAGATGCAAGTCAATCCATCACAATTTCATCAAGGTTCCTTAGTCATGTTGGCCTTACCTGCTGGTGTTGATGCTAAAACTGTAGTCGGGACCAAACAGACTTTCATTTATCCATTTCAAATTTTAAACGTGAGGACAACTAATACTGTTAGGTTAGCTTTGCCTTTCATGGCTGCTACTCCTGTCTGTGATATTTTCGAAGATCCTTGGCAAATTATAGTAATGGTATTGACTCCGCTGGCTGCCACAACCGGAACTCCACAATCACTTCCTGTAAATGTGGTTGTTTCACCCAGACAAACTGAATACCAAGCTTTAAATTTTACCACCGTTTTGAATGAGGATTTACAGTCTTATCGACCATGCACACCGATTCAAACAGCCCCTCAACTGGATGGTATGATAGAAGGACTTTTGGAAGGTTTTGTAGATTCAATCTCTTACGAATTTAATTTAAATCCCGGTCAGAAAGAGGACCTGAACTTGTATGTGGGTTTCAACCGTGCGTTTTTAACTAATACTCTGATGGATGGGAATGATTTGTGTGAGGATTGGATGATTCGGCTACAAGAGTTTCGGACCGAATTGTGTGAAGTGGCTGTACAGATAATTGAACATTATCAAGAGGAAGTGCAACATTTTAGAGTGCGGCAGACTCCAGGCGCCCTGGCTTTTTCTAATGTAACTCCTGGACAGGAAATAGAGTTTTTCTCTGTGGCACCTCAGGCACCCCCTTCTGATTGGATTCCGGGTGAAGTTTTTGATTGGTTGGAGTTGGCGCGCACACCAACGTTAGTGAGTGATTCGATTGAGTGGACACAAGCACATGCGACTGGGACGCTACTACATCAAATTCCCGTGCAGCCTTTTAGTGGCGCCGCAACAATGTTGTCAATTGTAGCTTCAAACTTTGCCCAGTGGAGAGGTCCAATAAACATGACTTACATGTTTACCGGCGCCAGACAACATTATGGGAAATTGTTAATTTCATATAATCCTAATCCATTTAAACCTCCGTCAACAATGTCGGAAGCTATGCAAGGAGTGTATACAATATGGGACATTGGCTTGAATTCTTCCACAAAATTCACAATTCCATTTTTATCGTCTTTACCATGGAGACCCATTCAAGGGGATGTTGACTTGAACATTGGATACGTGTCTGTATGGGTGTATAATGAATTGATGGGGCCCAGTAATACAACTTCTTCTGCTGTGGTGTTACCGTATATCAGTGCTGCTACTGAGTTTCAAATGCGTTTCGCCGTATGTCCCAATATTACTTATTTACACGAGGAAACACAGTCAGGCGAGGCAATTGGACAGTGTAATATGGAGACTGGCATGGTTGATGAAGGAGCCGTAGCACCTGAAGATGTTATTGTGGGCGCTTATGATCCTGTGCCCGATACAAATTTGGCAGCTTGGTTTGCTCAATATCGTGATGTCTCAGCTCTTGCTGATTATGCATCTACACCCAAACCTTCAATAAGATTTCCTGACACTACTTATAATCAAATTGTAATTGATCTCTCTGCCAAAACTTTGACTGACTATAGTGTATTTCCTGATCAATTCACTACAATGTTGTCCATGTTCACTTATTTTAAGGGTGATTTGAAATTACGGATTGAAGTGTATCATAGAGAGAATCCCTTTGAAGTGGGAGATTGGTTTAAGTATACACATATACCCATTGGAGGAAGTGCAAATACTGATGTAGCATATCTACAGTCTTATCCAACAATAACAAAACATTGGAACCCAAATGACGCTTCAATTTGTGTTAGGGTTCCATATAATTCACCTTTACCTGCCGTTACACCATATCATTACACTCAGAAAACTGAATTGCAACAATTATCTGGGTGGGGGAAATTAGTTTTAACTTCCACTAAACCTTTTACGTCATTTGTTTCTGTAGGAATTGATGGATTTAGGGCCTGGGGACCCAGGCCCTGCGGTTTTGCAAGCCCCGTACAAACAACTACCAGGGACTTGGAAGAAACACAAATGTTGAGGACAGTGGATAATGTGTCACGGGCATTTACTGCTGAGAGAATGGGAACCATTCTGGATGGTTTTGGAAATGCTCTGGGCCACTTAACTGAGGATCGTGTGGATCAAATAGTAACCGCCACACTACAAACACCCCCAGCTTTGGCCGGAGTGGCTGATGCAGTTGAGCGAGCTACGCGGTTGTTAAATCCTGACCAGGTTGAACAGCTAGTCACCGCCGCTTCCCAAACACCTCCCGCTGTGGCTGGAATGGCGGATGCATTGGAACGAGTTTCACAGATTTTGACACCCGAACAGATGGAAAGATTTATTACTGCTGTTGAAAAAGCTATACAAAATGTACCAGAGGGTATTGATTCTGTTGATCGGTTAAGCGAAAACATTTCGAGAGCTTTAACGTTATTGGAGGGGAATGATCCTCATGTGCGAGTAGTAAAAATTTTATTAAAAGCAGTGGGTTTCTTGTTGATCTTAACGTCTAACCCTTCCCCCCAGGTACTTGCTGGCACCTTAATGTTGATGGCCGCTGAATTACCAATGACTTTAGATCCTTTACGTAATTTGAGAAATTGGATTTTCTCCCAACTTGGAGTGACTGTAGATGAAGGAGAAGAGGAAACACAAAGTTTACGCCAATTTAATGAGTTTATGACTACGCTCCGAAATGTGACATGGGCCGGAAAGGAAATAAAAAGTGTGATTGGAGAATTCCTTGACCATCTGGGACTTACAATCTCAGAAACTCCTGAAGCCTTGTTGGAGGAAGCTTATGAAGATATACAAGTACTCCACAAAGATTGCTTGAAAGTGTCTGATCTTACCGGGGTTGATTGGGAAGTGGTGGAGTCAAATTTGGCTAGGGCACATGAGTTACTGAAGATTGCCAAGAAAACCAAGGACACGATTTTACAACGACAATTATACACTATAATTAGTAAATACCATCAAGCCCAAGCAGAAGCAGAGAAAGCCTATGGAGGACAAAGGCAAGAACCTGTAATGGTGTACTTGTGGGGACCACCTGGAACGGGAAAATCATTAATAACGAAGTTGCTTGCAGGAGCTATATGTAAGTTAAAAGGAATATCATTTAAACAAAATGTGTTTACTCCTCCCCCTAAGTCTGAATTCTTTGATGGTTATATGGGGCAAGAAATACACTTAATTGATGATTTGGGCCAAGCTGCTGATGGAAGTGATTGGGAGTCAATTATAAACATAGTTTCACCTGTGCCTTTTTTCCCAAATATGGCTTTTCGTAAAGGAATTCCCTATACCAGTAAGCTGGTTATTGCTTCATCAAATTTTGAAGCCCCCCTGGACCTAAAAGTTAGGAGCAAAGATGCTTTACGCCGAAGATGCCACATTAAAGTTCATGTACATTTAACTGATGACCCACTATGCCAAAAAATGTTAGATTCGGATGAAGCTCTAAAGTTCATAAATGGAAACAAGCCTGGCAAGTACACAAAATACCAAACACCTTTGACCCATGGAGATGCTGTGACAATGAAGGTTAATGGAAAGAAGGTCGGGTTTGAAGACTTGGTGGATATTGTGGCTGAAGCCCTGAAGGTGAGGGCTGGGCGTGAAGACCATCTTAACGAATTGATGCCTGAACTCACCCAAGTGGGGTTTTCAAGAGTGCTTAACAATGTGTATGAGAAAATGACTGATGTTGAGATGGGTGAAGCATTCAAGACTCTTAAGTCAAGACTACTAAAGGGACTCAAGTTTATAATGCCTGCAATAACTTTGGTGGCTACTGTGATTGGAGGATACATGGTTTTTAAAAAAGAAGAGATACGTTTGGATGAAGATGTAGAGGCGGCTTATGATCCCGCTGCCACCCGTCGTAAACCTGGAGCTAAGGTGCTAAGTAAAGAGAGAAAACCTGCAAGAGTTGTCTTGAAAGAGAAATTTCAAACCTCCCCAGAGGAAGAGCCCCGACATGAGATTTTTAATGCCATTGATAAATCTACATTTCCTGTGGAGATTGTAGGAGTGGGGGCTCAAACTGCCCTCGGTCTAGTGGATGATTTGTATGTGATTAATCAACATGCTGTGCGAGGTTCTGGCCAAATGTTTATAAGAGGGAAATTTTACGATTTAAAGTGCATGAAGTTTTATGAACCACCGAACACAGATCTCGCTTTCTTTCGTCTACCAGATCAAACAAAAGTGCGTAATATTGCTAAATTTTTAATTCCCCTTCCTGAATCGTCCAAGTACCCAATGCAAATTTTGTCCAAAATGTTTAAGGCACACCCCTGTAAAGTGGATGTGCGGGTGGTCACCAGTAAATTATTGAGAGCAACCAACTATCTGAGATCACGAAATATTGTTGTGTCTAATAGTGGAGAGCCAATGTACCTAAATGATGTTTTCAGATATCGGGTTGATTCCTATCCCGGATTGTGTGGATCCCCGGTGGTACTGATGGATCCTAGTAAACCAAAGATACTGGGGATCCACTGCTCAGGAAAGATGGGAGTGACTGGAACTGGAGTTGGTGTGTATGAGTACCTGGAACAAGCAATTCATGAATTGAATCCTTCCCAACTACAAGCACAAATGAGAATTGAAGAGAAAGCTAATCCAATTGCTTATGTTCCCCGAGATTCTGCTCTAACTAAATCGCCCTTTTATGGTTTCGTAGAACCCACTAAAGCCCCTGCTGTTTTGAGGCAAACTGATCGGCGACTAGGTGAGGGGGTTGTGTTGGACACCCAAATATTTAGTAAGTATAAGGGTGATGAGAAACCTCAATGGGCATCTCTGGCCCCAGCGTGCCAATTGTATTTCTCAAAATTTCCAAACACACAATTCAAAGCTTTGACAATGGATGAAGCAATAAATGGTATCCCTGGACTGGACGGTATTGACATGAACCAATCGGCGGGTTATCCCTATGTGTCGGCTGGAAGGACAAGGCGTAGCTTCTTCGTTCTAAATGATAATGGGAGATATGAACCAACAATGGAACTGACAGAACAAGTAGAGAAAGTGTTGGCTGGTGAATATGGCACTTACATGACATTTCTGAAGGATGAGTTGCGCGATGATGCAAAGGTTGAATCTGGAAACACCCGAATTGTGGATGCCGCCAATTTACCTTCTATTGTTGCCGGGCGCATGATTTATGGAAGTTTGTTTGCATATTTACATTTAAATGTTGGCATTAAACATGGTAATGCTGTTGGATGCGATCCGGATAGACATTGGACCCAGTTTTATCAAGAGTTTTTGGAATTTGATAACGTGTGGGATTTGGATTATAAAAATTATGACGCATCGATACCTTCTTATGCTTTTAACTTGTTAGGAGAGCAATTGGAGAAAATATGTGAACATCCTCAGGCAAAACCCTATGTTCAACACCTGGCAAAAACCCAACATGTGTACGGAGATGTGTTGTATAGCGTAACTGGCGGAATGCCTTCCGGTTGCGTTGGAACCTCCATTTTCAATACCATGTTGAATAATATATTTGTATTATCTGCTTTGATAACACACCCTGATTTTGACCCATTGAATTATGCAGTCTTGGCATATGGGGATGATGTGCTGTATTCGTGTGAACCGAATATTAGACCTGAGTATATAAAGGAATTTTATGAAAAACACACAAATTTTACTGTAACCCCTGCCGATAAGAACAGTGAATTTCCAGAAGAAAGTACCATTCATGACGTAAAGTTCTTAAAGAGATGGTTTTATCCTGACATGGACCATATAGGACTAGTGAGACCCATTATCGACCCCTCCGTTTACTACCAATCCATAATGTGGATGCGGAAGGGCGATATTCAAGATACTATCACTTCCTTGTGCTATTTGGCCTTTCATTCCGGACCCAATAATTATAAAAAATGGGTGGACACTGCCATGCGGTGGTGTTCCAAGTACAGTTTTCTCCCCTGGTCATATTTGGATTATAGGTGGCGACACCTTGTTCTTTATGATTATGAGTGAGATGTTGAATGTTATTCATTCAACTAAACTGTATTAAAAGATTTTCCCCTAGAGTGGTAGTGGGG